TGACGGATGAGGAACTTGCCCAGTATTCAGACGGGGTTAAGAAGCGCATCCAACATTTCTCTAAGGGTTATCACGAAGAGCGCCGGGCAAAAGAGGCTGCTTTCCGTGAGCGGGAAGAGGCTGTACGCCTTGCACAACAACTCATAGAGGAGAACAAGAAACTCCAGAGTTCGCAGGGCCAGACCCAGCAGGTACTGCTTGAGCAGGCCAAGAAGGTCGTTGAAAACGAACTGTCTGAAGCCAAACGTAAATACAAGGAAGCCTATGAATCAGGAGATTCAGACGCCCTTGTTGCGGCCCAGGAAGAACTGACCGCCGCCAAAATCAAGGCAGACCGGGTAAACAATTTCAAGCCCGCCCCTTTACAACAGGAAAAACCTGCGGTACAACCCGCACCACAACCAGTTCAGCAAGAGCAGGTTCGCGTTGATCCCAAAGCCTCTGCGTGGCAAGAAGCCAATCCGTGGTTTGGACAAGATGACGAGATGACCGCTCTTGCACTGACGGTTCATCGAAAACTTGTGGAAAGTGGGGTAAGTCCAAACAGCGATGAATACTACGACCGCATCAATACTCGGATGCGGCAGGTCTTCCCAGATGCGTTCACCTCTGAGAAGCCGGTAAAGAAATCGCCTGTCGTGGCACCTGCGACCCGAAGCACAGCGCCCAAAAAGATCGTGCTGACCAAGTCCCAAGTAAACATCGCCAAGCGGCTCGGACTGACGAATGAGCAGTACGCCCGTGCGGTTGCGGAAGAAATGAGGAAACAAAATGGCTGAACAACGTACCCCCCGAGATTTGGAAACCCGAGCAAAGATGGAGCGCCCCAAGCAGTGGATGCTTCCTGAACTGCTGCCGAGCCCCAACCCCGAGGACGGCTACGAGTTCCGTTGGATTCGAATCAGTACCCTGGGTACTGCCGATCCAGGCCATATTTCTTCAAAACTCCGCGAAGGTTGGGAGCCTGTGAAGGCATCTGAGCACCCTGAAATCCAGATCATGGCAACTGGGGACAAGCCCCGGTTCCCAGACAGTATCGAGATCGGTGGACTCTTGCTTTGCAAAACACCCAAAGAGTTTGTTGACCAACGCAACTCGTACTATCAGCGTCAAACTGATGGTCAGATGCAGTCGGTTGACAACGCCTTCATGCGCGAGAACGATCCCCGGATGCCCGTCTTCAAGGAGCGGCGCTCTGAGGTGAAGTTCGGACGCGGTTAAATCATTTTTGGAGTCACAAATGGCATACCCTGTTGTTGACGCTCCCTACGGTTTCAAAGCCATCAACGAGTTGAATGGCCTACCGTACGCCGGAGCAACCCGACAAATTCCCATTGCCCGAAACTACGGCACCGCCCTGTTCAATGGCGACCTGTTGCAGTTGACGACGGACGGGACTTTGATCAAGACCTCTTACTCTGCCGCAAGCAGCCCGACCTCGGTCATCGCTGGTATTGTTGGCGTGTTCGTGGGCTGCTCGTACACCAACCCCTCGACCGGTCAGAAGTTGTTTGCCCAGTACTACCCCGGTAGCATTCTGGCAAACGACATCGTGGCCTACGTTGTGGACGATCCCTCGGCACTGTTCAAGGTGGTGATGGTTGGTCAAACGTCTACCGAGAGCAATACCGCTTCCGTCGTTGGCTACGCCAACCAGTCGTTCGTTGGAACCAACGTGTATGCGATTACTGGCGTTGCCGGTAGCACTACCACGGGCAATTCCAAGATGGCTGTGTCTGGTGACGGCCCGACCAACGGTACCGGTAACGTCCGCGTTGCAACCAACTCGCTGCCCTTCCGCGTCGTGGCTGTGGTCCCTGAAACGGCTTACTCCGTGTCTGGCACGGGTACCGCCGCTACTACGACCATCACGCTTGACGCTGCGGTTACTGGCCTTCAGGCCGGTATGGCAGTGACCTGCCCTGAGGCAAGTGCAGGCGGAAACCCTGGCGACTTCAACTATGTGACCAACGTGAACGGCACGACCGTCACCGTGGCGAAGACGCTGACTGCTTCCACCGCTGGTAGCAACTTCACCTTCGTGGGCTTCCCCGAAGTTCTGGTGAAGTGGAACCAGGGCTGGCACTCGTATCAATTCGCTACGGCGCTTGCTTAAGGAGTAATTCACCATGGCAATTTCTCGTGCCCAACTACTGAAGGAACTCCTGCCGGGTCTGAACGCCCTGTTTGGCATGGAGTACAAGCGTTACGGCGAAGAACACAAGGAAATCTACGAAACCGAGACTTCCGAGCGTTCGTTCGAAGAAGAAACCAAACTGGCTGGTTTCTCTGCCGCCCCGGTTAAGCCTGAAGGCCAAGCCATTGCGTATGACAACGCGCAAGAAGCCTGGACTGCACGGTACAACCACGAGACCATCGCTATGGGTTTCTCCATCACCGAAGAGGCGATGGAAGACAACCTGTACGACTCTCTGTCGGCCCGTTACACCAAGGCTCTGGCCCGTGCTATGGCTTACACCAAGCAGGTCAAGGCTGCGGCCATCCTGAACCAAGGCTTCAACGCTGGCGTCACCTATGGCGACGGCGTGAGCCTGTTCTCGACGGCGCATCCGCTGATCTCTGGTGGCACCAACAGCAACCGCCCGACCGTGGGTGCTGACCTCAACGAAACGTCCCTCGAAAACGCCGTGATCCAGATCGCAGCGTGGACGGACGAACGTGGTCTGCTGATCGCTGCCAAGCCCCGGAAACTGATCGTTCCGCCTTCACTGCAATTCGTTGCGACCCGTCTGCTGGAGACCGAACTCCGCGTGGCGACCGCCGACAACGACATCAACGCGTTGAAGAACAACGGCTCGATCCCCGAGGGTTACACGATCAACCACTGGTTGACGGACACCAACGCTTGGTTCCTGACCACGGACGTGCCCAACGGTCTGAAGCACTTCATCCGTACGCCGATGTCCACATCAATGGACGGGGATTTTGACACCGGAAACGCTCGCTATAAGGCCCGCGAGCGTTACAGCTTCGGCGTCAGCGACCCGCTTGGCATCTTCGGAAGCCCCGGCGCTTAAGGGGAAACCCTCAGAAAACGGCCCTTCGGGGCCGTTTTTTGTAGCCTATTGCGCTACAAAGCCAAGGAGTGTTAGACTCCCCTCGTCGATAACTCTCCCGAGGTTTGTAACATGGCGGTCATCTATCGAATCACCAACATGGCGAACGGACACTACTACATTGGCAGTGCCGAGTCTTTTGAGCGCCGCAAGTGGCAGCATGCCTATGACCTCAAGCGTGGGGCGCACAAGAACCCGCGCCTTCAGGCCGCATGGAACAAGCATGGTGCGGACATGTTTGTGTTTGAGATCATCGAGGAAGTGGCCGCCGACCGCACAGCCTTCGACATCGAGAACACGTATTTGATACGGTGTGTAGGGCAGCCAGACTGCTACAACATCAATACGGATGCCTATGTGCCGCGTCTGGGGATACCACATACGGAAGCATCAAAGGCACAAACCAGTCGAAACCGTAAAGGCAAGGCCGCAGGAGCAGACCACTACCGCTATGGCCAGACGCTTTCGCTAGAGGTGCGGGAGAAGATTGGCGCGGCGCAGCGCGGCAAATTCAAGACTCCGGGGCGCAAGGTATCCGAGGAGGGGCGGGCCAAGATCCAGGCCAACATCGAAGCCGGGCGTAGCCACAAGCACTGGACGGGGCGTAAGCACACGGAAGAAGCCAGGGCGAAGATGTCCAAGGCGGTGTTCGTCATGCCTGACGGGCTGATGTTCCCAAGCCTGACCGCTGTGCTTGAGCGGTACCAGATCAAGATGCCGACGTTGCGCCGTGCATTGGCCTCCGGCAAACCCATTACCAAGGGAAAGTTGGCCGGATACTCGTTCAAGTACGGCGGGGTAAATCCTCAGTTCACGCTCACGGACAAACTTCTTGCGTTCCCCAAGAAGTGAGGGTATAAACACGTTAGTCCCAAGATTCCAACCTGCTTGCTGACCGGCTTGGCGGACTGACCTCACAGACAGCAAGCGCAATTGAGGAGCCATCATGGCAAATACGACCTTCAC